TATTACGAAGATAATTACGGAAACGAAACCAGTATTTTTGATTCTTCTGTATCTAAACGTTCATTTGAAACTGTCTTTGATAAAAATAAGTTTATCAAAGAACGAGGACTGAGAAGATTATTCGACAACTTCAATCCAGTACAACAAGTACTAATTGATACATTCTGGAGCTATAATGACTCAGAAGATTTTACTAAATTTCCTCTTAAAATTCATTTCGTAGACATCGAAGCAGTAGGACAAAACGGATTTTCTTCGCCAGACAATCCAAATGATGAAATTAATGTAATCACAATTTACGATTCATTAAAGAAGAAATTCTATGTATGGGGAACCGAACCTTATACTCCAGAACAAAGTGATGTTAAGTATTTTTATTGTGGAGCCGAACACGTTCTATTGGATAAATTCGTAGATTTTTTGAAGAAAGATCCGCCTGATATTTTGTCTGGATGGTCATCCAGTGGATACGACATACCTTATATTGTTAATCGTGTCGAACGTGTTTTAGGAAAAGACAGAGCAGATGAACTTTCTCCATACAGAAGAAGGTATACCAAACAAGTACTAGGTAAATTCGGAAAGATGAATACAATTCATCATTTAGAAGGCATTTCTTCGGTAGATTACATGGACATTTATAAAAAGTTTTGTCCTAAAAATCGAGAAAGTTATAAACTAGATTACATTGGTCAAGTCGAATTAGATGAAACCAAAGTAGACTACGGAGACATGAGTTTATACGAATTCATGACATCTGATTGGAAGACATTCGTGGATTATAACATCCAAGACGTTCGCCTTTTGGTCAAACTAGAAGAACGTTTACAGTATATCGAATTGCTTAGAATGTTGGCATACATGGGATGTGCTACATTTGAATCAGCACTTGGAACAGTTGGAGTAGTTACAGGAGCAGCAGGAGTAGAAGCAAAGAAAAGAAATCAAAAACTATTCACAAATGTAGTAGACGATCAAGAAGTTCGTAATTTCGAAGGAGGGTATGTAGCAGATCCTATTGCTGGTCACCACAGTGGGATTGTAACATTCGATGCAAATTCACTGTATCCTAATACAATGATTACATTAAACACTTCGCCAGAAACAAAAGTAGGTAAAATACTAGAAATTGAAAAAGATAAAATCACAATCAGAAATGTTGATGGTATTATTGTGGATATGAAACCACGAGAATTTAATGATTTTATTAGAAAAGAACGAATCACTATATCTAGATCTAAAGTTTTATTCTCACAGAAGAAACGAGGAATTCTTCCAGATTTAATGGATCAATTTTATAAAAAGCGTGTGGAAGTAAGAGCTATTTTAAAACAAGTAAAAATAGATGTTAAAACTGCTGATAGAGAAAATAAGAAAAAATTAAAAGTACGTATCAATCAATTAGATACGAAGCAACAAGCTATAAAAATTTTTTTAAATTCGGTGTATGGTTCCACTGCCAATAAATATTGTCCGATTGGAGACATGGATATTGCTGAATCTATCACACTAACTGGACAAGCAGTAATCAAACAAGCAAGAGAAATTTACAAAAATTACATCAGAGAGAATACCGATATAAAAGACGAAGCAACATTAGAAAGTGGTTTGATCTTTGGTGATACAGACAGCTTGGGAGTGTTGATTACTCCATTAGTAAAAGAATTTTCCAAGAACGGAAAGATAACTGAAGAAGCTTACGAAGCTGCTGAAAAATTACAAAACTACATCAATCAAGGTATTAATAAATGGGCGGTTAAAACACTAAACACAAATGATTGTAGATTTGAATTCAAACGTGAATTGATGTGTGATTCTGCTATTTTCTTAGAAAAGAAGCGTTACGTCTTTCATGTCTTAGATAAAGAAGGCATTCCTTGTGATGATTGGAAGTACACTGGTATTGAATTGGTGAGAACAACAATGCCAAAAGCTATTAAACCGTATGTTGAAAAAATTATTCAAAGTATGGTGATGACTAAATCAGAAAAGTTAGTAAACGATATCTTCAGAGAAGCATACGAAGAATTTATCAAGATGGATATATCAGAAATATCTTTGTTATCTGGTATCAAGAATATGGAAAAGTACGAAGCAAAATCAGAGGGATTCAAAACAGTTAAAGGAATGCCTTGTCACGTAAAAGCTGCGTATTATTACAATTTGTTATTAGATGAACTAGGATTAGACAAGAAGTACGAAAAAATAACCAGTGGAGACAAGATAAAATATTTTTATACAGAAAAGCCAAATGTATATTCTATAGATGCTATAGCTTTTAAGAGTAAGTATCCCGCAGAATTCAATGATTTATTAAAACCAGACATGTATGTTATGTTTGAAAAAGATATGTATAAATGTGTAGAGCGTTTTTATAATGTAATGAATTGGGTTCCAAGGAAACCAACCGAACAATTAGTTATGACATTAGATGAACTTTTTAGTTGAAAATATATAATTATTTGTTAGAATAATAACCGATATGCAAGTTACTACATTTATTGATTCAATTGGACGCACTATTCTTGCAGAAGAAGTTAAGACAGAAAACGGTATTCTGTCTGTTAAGAATCCGGCAATGATTAATGTTGTTCAAGCTCAAAACGGACAACTACAGGTTCAGCTAATTCCATTGTTTTTTGCTGAATTTGTTGATCCATCTACTCGTCCTGATGGCACTGTTTGGGATTATAATACACAAAATATTACAAAGGGAACCGTATCTATTGATGGTAAGCTTCTAGAACAATATACTCGTGTGTTTAATCAAGCACAAGCTGCTCCTCCGCAAGAAGCACCAGTGATTAAGTTGTTCGAAGATTAGAAATAGTTAAGTTTAACAAAAAAGCCACCAACTAAAAATTGGTGGCTTTTTTGTTTTGCATTTTTGTAATTAAATGCTATCATGTAATCTCATGGACAAAGATATTTTAAAAACATTAGAAACCTTAGAAGAAGGTAATCCATTTGCTACATTTTTGAGCGAATCCAGCATGAGTAGAGTTGATACTTGGATTGATACTGGTTCATATGTACTCAACGGCATTATGAGTGGTAAGCTAAGAGAAGGAGGAGTCCCTATGGGAAGGGTAACCATGTTGTACGGTGAATCCCAAACCGGAAAAAGTCTTTTCATACAAAAAATTCTTGCTAATGCACAAAAGAAAGGACTAATTGCTGTTATTTTCGATACTGAAAATGCCATTGATGCAGAGAGTGCCGAACGTCTTGGGCTGGATACCACAAAGGTTAAGTATGTTCCAGTGTTTAATATCGAACAATGTCGTAATAGTATTCATAAGTTCTTAACAGCAGTTAAAGAAAATAACTTAGAAGGTAAGTTTATCATTGCTATTGATTCTTTGGGTAACTTACAAAGTTCAATGGAGAATGCGCGAATTGAAAAAGATTCTACTTCGGTAGACATGGGAACCCGCGCAAGGGCAATTAAGTCTTTGATGCAAACTTGTACTCAATTAGCAGCAATTACCAAGACTGGTATTGTGATTACTAATCACATTTATGATAATCCCGGAGACATGCATCCTTCACTGATCAAGACAATGAGTGGAGGAAAGAGTGTTGTATACATGCCAAGTCTTTCTGTTCAGCTTTCTAGGAAACCAGTAAAAGAAGATGAAATTAAGTCAGAAACTGGTTCTATTGCAGCTTTGCAAAAGAATTATGTAGGAATTCTGTTACGAGCTTTGATTTCAAAGAATCGTTTCATTAAGCAATATCTTCAAGGAGAAATCTATTTGTCGTTCAACACTGGAGTAGACAAGTATTATGGTCTATTAGAACTAGCTGTAGGATTAAATGTTCTTCAACAGACTGGATCTACTTATATGTTTAACGGTGAAAAGATTGGATATGCAAAGACATTCATCAATGATCCAGCATTTTGGGAAGAAAAGATTATTCCTCTTCTAGAAACACGAGTCAAAGAAGAATGGGTATATTCTGCTGCTCAACATGCAGAAATTAAGAAAATGGAACTCGAAGCAGAAAACGAAGAAGAATAAATAAAATTATGCCATCGTTAAATAACATCACATCATTACTGTTCAGTGAGTTTTCCAAAACAGGAAAACCTGTAGCAGTACACACAGAAGGAAATTATCTAGTAATCAAAGTAGGAACTGCGGATACTAGGATCATGAATTGGGAATCAATGACTCCTGAATCTATTCTAGAAGTTGCAAAGAGTTTAGTAATCAGAGAAAATTACAAAGGTAATGTTCTTCTACACGGCTAAAAGATAGCCACTAAATTGAAAACCCCGCCAGTAATTTGGCGGGGTTTTTTGTTTTTAAATTTAAATTATTTTTAGTAGTTTCTGTATTTTTCTTCTTGTTTAAACTTATGCTGGCGGGAT